TAAGATTGGGCAAGTTTCGTCCATTCTCAAGGATGTCACTGAAACGAGTTTGAGCTTCCAGTTGGAGGCACCAGTTCAGAGCTACAATTTGCTGCGGTTGTTCTTAGCAGAAACATCAACGACTGCTGAGGTGATTGGAGTTGCAGACAATGGTGCAGGAAAATGCAGGATTACATTTGATGCAACTCATCCGTTTACAACCGGGGAGGTGATCTTTTTTGTTGGAATGGACCTTGTTGGGGCGGAGCTGGAGAGTGATGGATCAAGTGCAACATTGTTTACCGTTGAAGATGTTCCAACAGGTACAACCATTGATCTGGATAAGGATTTTTCCGACATTGCATTTGCAAACCCGTTGACGGCAAACGAAACCATTACTGGAGGCACAACCTATTCTGTGGACACCCTTGTTGATAATGCAATTGATGTTGACACACCAGTGACCATCGAGGACGGGGTCACGCTCACGGTCACAGGGACCCTGTCTGTTGTTTCAGTTGAGCGGCGGCTGCCGGACGAGGTTGAAGTTCCAGCAGGGTTTACATTGACGGTTGATGATGGGATCACTGTTGCAGTCTCTGGAACCAGTAGTGCGTCTGGACAAATTTTTTATGATGTAGGGTCTGCGACCAGTTCGGACAATCAACTCGCATTTGCATTTGGGACAATCACACTGGAGAATCCAATTTTGGTTTTGAATGTTGCAAAAACTAGAGTGGGAAACCCCAATCTCTTGATAACAATAGCAGGAGGAGGCAACGCACAAGTCCAAGATGATGGACAGGCGGAAACAATTGATACCTCTGAAAGTACAGATTTCACCACTGTACAGGAGGGGTCCTTTCCAACACTTGTTTTAGCATCTGGAGCAATTGGTGGAGAGGCATCTGTTTCGGGGACCACAGGCTACGTTGACAGGACCAATGGAGATTCAACTGCATCCGATTTTTTTGTCTTTTTGGGTCAAACTTTGGGATATGATGTTGTCCAAACCCTGGCACCAAACTCTGATACCTCGGATGCAGAGCTGGCAATTTTTGAGACACAACAACAGCGGTTGATTGATTTTGCGGATGTTGTTGCACGGGGAATCAATTATCAGTTTTACCTGGATGAACCAACAAAAACTATTCATGTGATTGACCGTGCAAACACTCCGGCATCCTCGTTGACAATCTACCCCGAGGACATTCTGGGAATCAATCTGGGACTACCGGGGCCGATTTCTGGTTTGATGTCCACGAGGTCATACAATGAGGCACTTGGTGCAGGGACCCTGGCAAACGCCTACAAGCTCCAGCGGTTCCAGAGGTTTGTCAGACTGGCGATTGCAGACACCGGGCGGGATCAGCGGGTGCGGACGTTTGCATCTTCAATGAGCAAAGCAACCTTCATGTTGGGAAACATCCGGACCATCAAAACACGTCCGAGGATTGAATTGACGGTTTCCGGGGTCAACACTGGCATCGGACTTGGTGAGAGAATTGATTTTTTCAGCGACACCATTGGAATTTCGGGCTATTTGATCACCCGAAAACGGTCATGGGATTTTGCAAGGGAGCAGACGACTTGGGGCGGCGACGCGGTTATTGATCCTTACACGCAATCGGGGTCAGCATGAAGTTCATTGCAAATAATACCATCAATGCAGTTTCATTGACAACCGGCACGGCATTGAGTGCATGGCCGGTGACCAATGTTGAGACTGAACAACCCCGAAACCGCATGATAGGGAGTGCAACCACGGTAGTGGTTCGCGCTACCCTCACGGGCGCATCCACAGGGTTTTTTATTGCAAATTGGATGGCCAGCTCTGGGACCTATTCGGTGGACGGGGGCGGAGCAGTTGCCTGGACATCGGCCCAATTGGAAAATCAATATGGTTACAATCCCTGGGGCCGAGGATCAACCCAATGGCAGAAGAGCCAATTTGTCACAATCTCCGGCAGCAGCACCGTGGATTTATCGTTGACCACGTCCACAGATTACAAAGCATTGCCATTGAATCCAGTGACCAATGCAATTGCTAATTGGAGGCAGGACGCAGGGGCCACCGGAAGGTTTGAAGACTCGAGCAATGCAATTGTCAACCTGGCACAACATGGGCAAGTGCTGCTGGGAGGGTTTGCAACCATTGGAGGATCAGAATATCAGATCATCAAGATTGTTGGAGATGGGACCAGCAGTGCCGCGGTCACATTATCTGCAACCCGGGCAAGTGCAGCGTGTACTGTCATTAAGCACCCGGTTTCATTGGGTATCCTCCGAGTGGGCACTGAAACTGAGATCAATAACCCGTCAACATTGAGCCGAGGAGTCCGGGATTTCTCGAGCAAATCAACGGGTCCGAACGGGAGTTACCAAACCCTGTTGAGGAATGTTGCCCAGACCTATGGGATCAGCTCAATCTGGTCACAAGCCCATGCTGACAATCTGGTCGGCATTGCAAATGCAAGGCGCGGGTTGCCGTTGCCGATTGAGGTGCTGACCAGTATGCCGGCAGAGAGAAATTCTCTGGCAATTTATGGGAGCATCAGCAACCCAGAGGAGGGTTATGTTGGGGCAACTGGGTCACACAGGGATTTATCTTTTTCAATCACTGAGGCGTTATGAGTTTAATCAAAGCGAATACAATCAAGCCGGTCACCTCCGGGGCCGATTTATCGTTGCAGGGAGATTCCGGCGGGAGTGCAGTTGATTGTCTGAATATCACCAGTGCCGGGGATGTAGATTTCGCTGGAAACACTGATGCAAAAATAAAACTGCCGAGTGCCGGCGGGATTTATGAATCAGACGGCAGCACTGCGGTGCTGATAGAATCCGGGGCAGCAGTCACGTTAGACAATGTGGCACTGGGAAGTACGGCGGTGTTGTTACCCTTCATTAAAAACCAAGGGGATGTCGCAGGCTCCATTTCCGAATCGGATGTTAGTTTGCAATTTGGGGGATCAATCAGTGACAATGGTATGATCTATCTCGGAAGACAGTTAATTGCAGCAACATCAACCACAACGATTGCCACGCCAACAGCATTCAATGCTAATTCCTGTATATTATGTGGGGGTTCCAGATCAGTAACAGACGCGGCAAACACAAACACACAGCAGCTTGTAGCCCTTAACTTGGTGAATTTTACTGCTTTGAACACGTTAACATTGAGCAACAGTAGCGACTACACAGTATATTTCTATTATGCCCTGTTAAGATTCAAATAAGACGAAAATGGACGATTTAACTTTAGTTGCAAAATCAGATTTGCGTAACTTGCGCAACAGTTTACTGGCCCAGACGGACTGGAGAGTTATGCCGGATTCCCCTGTGTCCGATGCGAAAAAGGCGGAGTGGATTTCCTACAGACAGGCATTGCGTGATCTTCCTGCCAATTGTCCAGACGTTAGTTATCCGGAAGGAGGAGGAGAATTGCAAAATTTCACTATGCCGAAAAAACCGGCTGAATAAGTTGTGATGGAATTAGAATCAATCATTGGACTGATCGAGAGGATCGGGGTGCCGATTGTCTGTCTTGGATTCTGCGGATGGTATATCCGGTATCTGAGTGACCAATTCCAGTCTGAACGGCATCAGATGCGGGAGCAGGAGCTTCAGAATGACGGTCAATTGATTGAACTTGTCAAAACATCCTCCGATGCACTGGTGGAACTCAAGACGGCACTGGCAGAGCAGACGATCACCATGCGGGAATTGTTGGGGAAACTCGACAAGCGCAGGTGATCATGCGTCTCGAAATTTTCGGGTGCTTGATGCTGCTTGTCATTGCAGGGTTGTTTTCTGGGGTTTACCATATGTTTGTCTCGCAGCGGGAGCAGCTCCGAAATATTCATGCGACCACGTCCACGACAGCATCCGGGGTTATCTCAATCCAGTTGAGGCTCAAAAACCTTGAGTCTGCGATCCTCAATTATGACCATGAAAAACCCATTCAGAAATGATGCATCCCCAACCGCGAACCTCAAATCCCGGATTATTGTCTCGTAAACCTCCCAGCACCCGCAATTTTTCTGATCGTGAACTCTGCTGTTCATGTTGTGGAAAAAACGAGATGCAACCTGAGTTTCTCGTGAAACTCCAGACGATCCGGGACCTCTACGGAAAACCGATGCGTCTCAATAGTGGGTATCGTTGTCCAGAGTTCAATGCGACTATTTCCAAAACTGGACCGGATGGACCTCACACCACAGGCAGGGCGGTTGACATTGCAATATCAGGGCAAGATGCACTCCATGTCCTGGACCTGGCATTGAGCAACGGCTGTACCGGGATCGGATTATCTCAAATTGGGGATTACTCTGGAAGGTTCTTGCACGTGGACGATTTAACCGAGGGCATCCGGCCCCATATTTGGACCTATCCCTCAAACCTGGCAATGTTTTGAAATAGCACCCCTACCGAACTCCAGCGGGGGATCGCCGGCGCGGTTGGTCCTCCGGGGCAAGGTCAGGGGTGCTTAAACAACGAAATGAAATGATTGCATTACTCGGGACGGTGGGACTTGCTGCCGCAAAAACTCTCGTTCTCTCCATGCTGACCGAAAAGATCATCCTCCGGCTGGGGCTTGAAATTGCGGAATGGGCAGCAGAGCGAACGACTAACGAGGTTGATAACAATCTTGTTGGACTGATGCGGGAGCAGTTGCGGAAGACCGGAGTGGTTTAGGGGTCATCCGTCATGCGCGGATGGATGCGCGGATGC